AGTATAAGGAGACGTCGTGATCGTAATTGGAGCTTCTCGAAACGCAGCGCGAGCCTGGATGTTCTCCCAAAAATAGAGCGTGAGCAGCCCCGCCTCATCCGCCCAGACATGGCGAATGTTGGTAATGCCGACAATAGAGTCAGGGTCAGTGCCAGTCCGACAATAGACAGTGCCGCCACCGTGTACGCGAAATACGGCATCTGCCTTAGAGTAGTCACCGAAGCCTCCCATGATCTTGAGGAACTCGGGCAGGGTCGACTGCTGCATAATCTTGTAGGTCGGGGCGACGATCAGGAAGTTGTCAGAGGGGTCGGTGTACATGTGGGTGGCGCGCTTCATGCGAAACGCTCCCACTGTTGTCTTACCCCATTGAATCCCAGTGCCGCAGACCACGATGGGACACGGCGAGAACATCGCTTGGTCTTGCTTGGGGGAATGGGGCTTGAAGGTCACACACGCCCCTTAAGCTCCAGCCATTTGACGAAATCGCGCTCAAACCCAGGCTCGGAGCCGTTCTCCTTCTTGTCGGCGAAGAAGTCCTCCATGTCCTTGGCGCGGCGGGCCCTGTACTCCTCACCCTCGCGTCTCAACTGGACGGCATAGCGCTCGCCGAAGGCCATGAACTCTCGCTCTTCGGACGTCTCCAGCTTCCGTTGCTTGGAGTACGCCGTCAGCTGGTCATAACGGGCACGCTCTGCGGGGGATAGATTCATGACAAAAATTCTCCTTAGTTGTTCACCTTCAGCTGGCCCAACAGATACGTGATGCGTGCCCGGTAGTTCTCCTTCAACGACTCATCCAAATGCTCCCAGTTGAGCTTGGCAGTCAGGCCCTGGATCTCTTTCTCGATCTTCTTGCGTTCAGCTTCCGTCATCTTGGCCTCTAGGTTGGGAACCGTTTTGGCGTAGTCTCGGAGCGCCGCCGCCAAGTCCTTGGCGTTGTCATTCACAACGTCACATGCAGGCCGGTAATCGGCTGCCCCGGATCGAGCTTCAAGCGCGCGGTATGCCCGTTGATGTCTTTGGCCATGAAGGGCGAGAGGCCCGCGGTATCCGCCACCAAGGACTTATAGGCGCCGAAGTTCTCGCCCATGACAAAGCGGTCGCCCTCTTTGATCTCCTTGGTCGCAATGAGCCGGCGCTTGTGTTTGAGCAGCATGTCGCGCTCGCACTCAAGTGGGCCAATTGATGTCTGTTTCTTACCCAAGAGGAACGTCGTCATCGCCGAGAACTCGCGCTCGTCCAGGCTGCTATAGCCATCGGGCGTGTCCTTGCCGACACACGAGAAATTCTTCTCGATGATCGAGGCCCCGTGGTTCTTGACGGCAGAAAGAGGCACGTAGATAGGGTCCATCGTCGTGTCGGCAAAGCCCACCACCGGACAGATCTTCCTGAGGTGCTCGAGCACGAAGAGATTCACCCAGGGGGCCGGTGTGGCCTCGACACTGTAGAGGAGCGCCACCTGCGAGCCGCTGAGCTGGGACATGGCCAGCGTCAAGCCCCCTTCCGTCGCGCCGCCCGTTGCCACCAGCACAGGCTTCCGCATCTTGGCCACCTGGTGCAGCATCTCGGTGTAGTTCAAGTCCACCGCTGCGACGTAGTGACAGTTGACGTAGGGGTCGATGGGCCTCAGCACCTCAGGATCGGACGCCGCACAGATCAGCTCAACGGAGCACTGGTCGGCCTTATTCCGCAGCTGCGGCAGCCATTCAAGCGGCAGCTCATACTTCTTGTTGTAGGTCGCTGGCTGATGGCCCTTCCCCAGCCCGTAGAGCGACTGGAAGGTGAATGCCGTGAACTTTACCGCATCGGCCCCGCAGCGCTTAGCCGACTCAATCGCCCGTTGGCAATCCTCGATGGAGTGCCAGTTAGTGCCGATGTTGGCAATGATCAAGGGGCGCTCGCCTATTCCTACCTGGTGTCTTCCAATCTGCATCTAGCGGATTCTCCGTGCGGTAAGTGAGCCATAGGCGGCGTTAGTCGAAAGTGTGAACGTCGATTGAGCGACTAGATAGTAGGTGGTGTCAGAAGCAATACTAACGCGGGAGTGCACGGGGAGGAACACCACATCGTTGGCGATGACCGCAGCTACCAGAGCGTATTGAGACCGTATCTGCCCCGCCGAATCCTGAACGCCCATCGTATCGGCACCGGGGAGCGTGGCGGTGGTCGTACTGATCGCCGCTTGAAAGACCGATGCTGAGGTCGTGGCGCCAAGGGTGAACCCCACCATGCCGTCAAGGTCCCAGTCGCCCTTGGTCAAGGCTAAGCCAGCCGCTGTTACATCCAGCGTGGTGTTCGTGGTCAACGACGTAGCCGAAGACCGCACACGCGAGACCGATAGGTACTCGCCGACATACCCCGCCGCAGCGTTATTGTTCGTGTTGGTGCCGGGGAAGGACGGGCCGGAAGCGGCCATCTTCATCACCAGGCCCCATGTGTTAACACTAGACCCGTCGCCATAGCCGAACCAAAGCGTATCCTGGTAGCTATCGCCGGCACCGGCTTGCCCAGATGAGACCAGTGTCCTGGTCACGTTTCCACCGCTCAAGAGTGTCCACGCCCCGAAATCATCCGACAGGTAAATGCCGTTTGTCTGGTTGTCAGACTGACCGCGCACCAACACAACGTTAGCGCCCTGTACCGTTTGACCGTCACAGGTGGGACCGCCGGTTAGAGCTATGTTCGTGCTACAAACAATATCGGCACGACGGGTGGCGTTGGTTAAGTCGATAGACGCGTTTACCGCCGCCTGGGTGACGCCGGCGGCGCCCCACGAGAGACCGCCCCCACCATCAAGCGACACAAGCGGTTGGCCAATAGCCCCATATTCGGCCGGGAACGTGTACGTGCGGTTAGCCGCCATCGATGGGGGTGCTGCCAGCTCCACGTAGTTAGTCTGATTGTCAGTGCCCAGACGGAGCGTGCGGCTGTTGTGGAGGTAAAGCCCGCCTGGCGGGAGACACTTGGTGAATCTCCCAGACCAAATGCAGGTGTTGTCCGTAGCAGATGCTACAGGGATCGTGGCTAAAAGCCAAAGGGCTAGAAGCTTAGACAGTCGGGACAGTTTGCCATTCATACTGAGGTACCAACTCCTCTCCGACGAGTATTGTCCCCGTGTAAACGTACTTTTGCAGCACCAAGACGTTCTCGAATGTGATCCAGCGCAAGTCCATTAAGTTAACCCCGTCATGATGAGTTCGCCTGCGGTCACGCCCGTGCTGACCGCCCGGATAGAGACGCGCGTTCCAACCGGCATAGCCAATGGCACTGGCCCGCTAAAGCCACCTGGCGGGATCAGTAGCGCCCTTTGCTCTGACGACTCCGGCCCGATGCCGAGCTCCATCGTCTCGCCACTCGAGTCGAACACCATGATGCAGTCGATATCTCGGACGGTCGCCGTAATGATCTGTACCCAGGAAGTAATCCCTACCGACGTCATCGAGTATACGATCCGCCGGCTATCGGCATAGTAGCGGCGGTAAGTCATTTAGGCTCCGGGACTTCGAGTTGAATCATCTCTGGCTTTTCCCAGGGCTTTGGCCATTCGTCACCGCCGAAGCCCATACGGGTGTAGCCACGGCCACCGTCGATGAAACAGTAGCCACAGCTGCAGAAGCGCATGTCGTGGCCGTGGCGTGACCAGACGGTGACCTTGCACTTAGGACAGACGGCGGCTTCGACGATCACTCTGGCTTCTCCTCAGGCTTAGCGCCAAGCTCTAGCGTGGTGCCGTCAAGGCGCTCGACGATGTAGGGCTTCACCGTCGATACTTCAAGCTGGTCCTTCACCTTGCCGATCGTCCGCGACAGCAGGAACTCCAGGCGGGTGTAGTCGCCGCCCTTAGCGGCCTGAGCCAGGATCGATGCGACGGTAATCTCCAGCATCGATGACTTCTGATTCTGGATAACGGCTTGGAGCTCGTCGCGGGTCATGTCGGCGAAGCGGCCGATGACGCCCTGGATTTTATCGTTGGTCAGGATGCCCTTGGGCTTACCGCCGGGGTTGCCTGACTGACCAGGCTTGAACTGGTGCTGCACAGGTGGAGTTGGCTTTTTCTTAACCACCCTCAGATACCCCCTGAAATGAGGGGGAGCGCCGGGGTCGGAGTTGCACCGCCCTCTCCCGCATGGTTAGCGGGCGCAACGTTCGCTTTGCTTCCGGCGCGCTTTGGGTATGGCTTCTTAAGGTTTACAAGGCGGACGCCCAGCTCAGCATCGATGGGCATTAAATACTTATGCTTACCGGCATCAGCAATCCGCTCAGCTTTTGGGTCAACGTTCTTCTGTAACCAGGCTAGTCCCTGATTCCCGTATCGGTCATATATAGACTTTCTGTGTTCGACCACGCCATGGACCTTCAAATAACAATCTGGCTTGGTCCTTCCGACATAAAGCCAGTTGCCCGCTTGGTAGATCCCGCCGTGATGGTCGCGGTCTAGATCGGCATAGCTGACGATCAGTTTCAGCCCCGGGCAGAACGCCCTAAGCTTTTTGATCGCAATCGCGACAATGCGAGAAACAGGCGCTGAATGCTTGGTCAAAGCGACGCGGGTCAGTTCACAGATTTCTGTCATCTTCAGCCCAAATGGCTTACCAATTTGAGGTGTGGCGCCATACGAGAAAACCAAGGCCCCAATGAACTTGCCCAATTCCCATACGCCAATACGGACCATTTTAGACTTCGGCATACGCCGGCTGTAATGCCAGTTCTCAACGGCATATTTCGCAGCCTCATGGCTGCACCAATCAAGGCGTAAACTCATGTCCGCACTCTGGGCATGAGGTTTTGGCCTTCTCGTCTAGCTTGCCTTGTTCGTCTTCGCCGACTGGTTCAAACGTTGGCGGCGCCAGTGCCACCATGTCGACATGGTCAAAACCAATCGCCCCCAGGTCAAAGTCCATCGCCTGGAGCGACTTCAGCGTCTCGGATAGGACGCCGCTATCCCATTCAGCAAGTTCGCCTGTGCGGTTATCTGCGATGGCGAAGGCAATGGCCTCCGGGCCTTCAAGCTTGGTGCGCACGACGTCAATCTTGTCCCACCCAAGCGCGCGGGCAGCCTCGAGCGTGCCGTTACCGGCTATCACCACGTTGCCCTTGCCCACCACAATAGGCTTTTGCTGACCAAATTTCGCAAGTGATCCCTTAATCGCCTCGAGGTTCTTCGTCGCGTGCTTACGCGCGTTCGACGGGTCCAGTACGAGGGTTGCCAGGGCTACAGCTTCCACCTTCATGCCCATACCCTCGACGTGCACTGGGGGCAGACGAAGAGATCGCCACGCAACCCAGAGCGCTTGAAGGCTGCCTCAGCATCAAACGCTTTTTCGCAACCAGGGCAGGTAAGGACGACTCCCTTAAGCTCCAGACGCTTCTCGTCCTGCTTCACTCTCCGGCGCAACATCAGGAAGATGAGCAGCCCGATTACCAACCCTCCGACCGTCCACATAAGCCACATGCTTAGACCTCACTGCGCGATCATGAACTCAACGGCGAAGACTCCGAACCAGGCGCCAAAGCCAATGGCAAACGCGATAGCGCCAGCAAGGACCACCACCAACACGCCCTGCCCTAGCACTTCCGTAGGGGTAGAGGCTTTGCTGTTGCCGCCGGTAAGAATCATGGGCACCCCCAATGGGAAAAGATGGCCATACGGGCCCCGATGGCGCCGCATATGACCACCACAGCGACCACCAGCACGCCAAAGAGGACGCCGTCCCAGAACACGGGAATAGGGCGATTCTCGTCTTTGACGCGTTTGTCCAGGGGTTGGCCGTCCTAGCCGTCACGCCTTTCGTCCATGATAGGCGTTGCGCCCTTCAGCGCATGTCTAAAATTCTAACAGGTGCGGTAGGGGCATTAAAGCCACTCGGGCCTAAGAGCGTCAACGCTTTTGTGCGTCAAGCTTAGTCTCGATGCGCGCCAGACGGTCGAGAATCTCGCGGAAAACAGCGCCGTCCTCCCGCTCATGGCTAGAGGAGGATGCCTTCATCTCTTGGATGGCGGTAGTGTGGGAGGCGGTTACCGTGGAGAGGGTGACGACGTAGACGGCGGCAGCAACGAGGGCAGCTGATAGTGTTATAACTAATGATACTGGTATCTTGGTGGACTCGGTGATGGCGGTGTCTGCCAAGCGTTCCCCCTAACAAAGTAAAGGCAGACTTAAAAGTCTGCCCTCGATGGAGATAGTGTTCTTTAAGTTTATGCCGGCCCTAGAGTTTGATGCAATAGGACGCGGCTGGCGTCGGGTCTGAGGCCGGTACAGCCGAGCCGTTACCCAGTTCGAAACGAGTGCCCGTTGCGAAGTTCCAGCGCAGGGGGTCGTCCCCGCTCAGCCACGCCAGCCGGTAGGCGTCGGGCTTGCCAACTCCGAGAACCAGGTACATGCCGTGATCGGATGCCGCGCGGATCTCTGCTAGGGTCGGTAGTCGGTAAGCCGGCGAGCAACCTCGGCCTACCCCGCCCACGCGCCAAGCGAGACCGGTCAAGGCGTCGTCCCAGTTGAGGCCATCATCGGTAACCACCGCACCGGCTGGGCCCTGAACTCCGGCTTCGCCCTGAGCGCCGGAAGGGCCCCGTAGATCGATCGACTCCCACGCCCCTAGGGCGCACGCATAGAAGGCGGCCTCGGCCTTCACGTAGGCAAGCCAGCCCTCCTCCGTGGCGGTGCAGGGCGGTAGGACATCGACCATGAGGGCCGACTGCCTAGTGGTGGCGGGCTGGTCAGCCGTTTGGTCGGGAACTTCGGCGGTCGGCGCCCCCTCGGTCGGTGCGGCGGCGATGCCGGTTTTAGCCGCCGTTCCCGGAGCGTCGTCCGCCGAGCCGCAAGCAACTAGAATCGTAAAAAATAATAGGATCGAGGCGTTCGCAATCATGTTCATAATCCCCTCTTCGTCATGTATTCGTCGATGGCTTCGCGCATCACTTCGCTAAACGTCTTACCGGTGAGGGCGCCCCAGGCGGTCAGGGCGGCCCAGTGTTTCTTAAGCCCGCAGAACCCCATGCGCATCGTCGCGTCGCGAGGGGAGAGGGGCGGACGGCCTTGGGGGTTAGTCATGGTCAACCTCAGCAGGGCCAATCCGCTTGGCGTTAGTGGTGCAGGATCCGCCAACCGAACACTCCTCAGAGACTTCGCCAGACGCTACGATCTCAAGCGCATGACTCTGGCTAGTAGCCTGAACGCGATAGACCAGAGTACTGGGGTAGTTGCGTTCGACTAGGTAGGTGTAAAGCTTGGGCTTAGCGGTCATGGTCCCCCCAACAGTCTTGCTTTAGGTAAGCAAGCGCCCCTCTCAACTTAAAAAAGAGGTCGTCGGTAAAATCTGCTTTGGCCAGTATCTGTTCTAGCTCCAAAGCCGTCAGCTGCAGGAGCACGGTTTTATCCTTACTCACAGCTTCGCCTCCTCAGCCAGTTTGTCCCAAGCCAGGTCGCGGGCGCGTTGCTCGCAGCAGTCATAGACGCGGTCTGACACGTCACCACCGGGGCTCTGAATCCTCAGGCAGTCCACCCGAAGCCCCGCTCCGTCAAAGACGAAGTCGGCCGTGAAGGGGAGGTCCCAGCCGTAGCCACTGTCCCAGGAGCCGATGACGGTGAGGATTTTCATGTCTGCCTCCGAATAAGGCCCCTTGCGGGGCCGGCAGGTTAGCGGCTCAAAGGGTCCAATTGCCACGGCTTTCGTCCCACTTCAGTTTATAGAGGGGCTCCCATACAGTGACGTCGCCTACTTTGTAGGCAAAAGAGTTAGCGTCGATGCGAATGATTGCGCTTTGGCTGTAGAGGAGGATTACGACTTGGCCGACTTGGGGGGATTTCATGGGGACCTCTTCGCTGGGGTTTGTCTCTCGCACTTACATACCCCTTATCGGTAGAATTACATTAAACTTTAGTGCCTGTGGAGAGAAATCGTATAACTGGCTATAACGACTGGGAAGAAACTTTAACCAACCGCATAGCCGGCCAGTAAATCTCCGTTTTCTTCCCACATTTCAGGCATATGAACCTTATAGGCCCGTTAGGCTCGTAAAAGGCCTCTGTAGTGGTCCAGTGATGACGAAATAGGCATTTGTAGACCCGTAGAACCATGTAGAACCAATTGTAGAACCGATTACTCAATCGTTTCAATTTGCTATCCCTCCGTTCTACAGTTCTACCTATCTAAATAGAGATAGATATATATAGAGAGAGAATACAATATTTGCTTACTTTTTATACAGTAAACCTGGGGATAAGTACTATCGTAAAATTATCTGTATAGGGCTATCCCCCCGGTAGAACCGGTAGAACCGTAGAACGGAGCATAACACCGCGACATTTATCGGATCTTGAGCCAAAGCTGTTCGCCACAGTGTTTTTCGCCCCTGTAGAACGGGCCAGGCTTCGCGACCAGTTCCTGGCCCACTGCGTGGAAGCGTATATTTTAGACAGCTCAGCATGCTTGTTGGCGACGATGTATGTGTGGTCGTCGTTTACCTTCACGCCGTAAGTAAGTAAGGCTTCGCGAAAGCCCGGCATAGTAATGGCCTGACCTATCGTCAGATCTGTCGGCGCACCGCTTCCCATCCTCATCGAGACCTTCCACGTCAGCAGGTGGTTAAGACACTCGACGTCGTCCGTCTCGGTTGTCTCGTCCTTCTCGTGGGCCAGGTCCCACTCAGCGATTATGCTGGTGGCCGACCCCTCGGAGACCACAGAGTCACTAACCAAAGAGTGCCAGCCGGCCATGACCGCCCCGACCTGTTGCCCATATCGCTGCGAGACGACCCGCGCTAGGACCCGGGAAAAAACCTCGTGGCTGGCGCGGATGGTTTTGACCATGGCACACGACCTGGCGAATAGACGCTCACCTATGTCGATGTTTAGGGCGTCCAGCAGCTTCTCTAGCCGCCTATAGTGCTCGACGTCGTTACCGTGGGGGGCCAGCTCGAGCACGCAGAAGCGCGACCGGTCGGCGTCGTTGAGGAGCGGGACCCGGATCGACGCGACGATAGCGGGAAAGGCTAATTGATAGGCGGTGGCAGCGCCTCCCGCCGAGCCTTTGATCACTACGCCGTCGTTAGCAGCCCACGACGACCGGAACAGCTCCAGCGTGCCGGCGATCCGTTCGGCAGTATAGCCGCCGTTGGATTCGAACTCGTCGAAAACAACCGGAAGCGAGCTACAGCCGATCGTCTGGCGTAGGCCGGCCTCTGTAGTGGCGCCCTGGGCCTGTAGCCAGCCCTTCTTATCGCCGAGACACGGGGAGACACACTTAAGCATGACGGTCGACTTACCGCTTTCGGACCCGCCGGTAATCCAGCAGTGGGGGCGAATCTTCAGGGCCCCAGAAATCCTAGCTATTGCCAAGTGACCGGCGAGGAGCAGCCAACTTTTCTCGTCCCGCCACTTAAAGTGTGCGCAGGCGTCGGTAATAACGCGACACTCCGCTATAGATAGCGGCCCCGACAGTTTGGGTGTGCGGTTAGCCGTCGTTATATAGCGGTAGTACCCGTCGACGTGGGTGGCGGGGGTGCCGTCCAAGACTAGGCCCTGCCCGTTGTTGATAACCACCCGCCCCGCGTCCCACCAGACGCCAGTGCCGCGAATACGCGAGGCATCGAAGATGCCGGCAGCCTCGGACCGTTGCACGAGGTCGTTTTTAGCCTCCGACCACGAGACCCTGGTCTTGCCCGGGTAGTTTAACTCCCAGAAAGTTAGCGGCATAAGCGAGTAGAGCTCCACCTCACTAAACTGCCGGATAGCCTTGATGGTCTTGGTTTTCATGACAAAGAAGTAGTGCGTTGCGCCGTCGTGTCCGAGCGGCAGGTAGCCGTAGGGATCCTCGTCCGCGCGTTCGAGTTGGGCAGCGACAGCCCCTAGTCCCTCGGCCAGAGCCAGGTCGTTAAAGTCGGTCTGCCCAGGCGCGCGATTCTTGAACACCGGATATACCGCCGTTCCGCCGGCCACCGCGGCCGCCGCTTCGGCCCTCGTTCGCCCCGGGTTACCGTCGGTCTCGGCGTCGTCGTCCCCGGCGATAATTATCGTCGTTGCTGTATATTTTTTCCGCAGGTCGCGCGCGACGTGTTCGAGGTTCCCTGCGTTAAAGGCGACGACCACGGTTTTGCCGGTCGCCTCGTGGACGGTCGCCCCGGTAGCGAATCCCTCGCAGATATATAGGAGTGGATCGTCGAGCGAGCCGATGACGTGGAAGGCCCCACGGTTGTCCTGGCCGGTTATGAACCGTTTATCCCCAGACTCCATAATGCGCTGGGCGCCGCGAAGCTCGCCGTCGATCCCGCGCATGGGGACCACGACCGTCCGCCCGCTGTCGTCGAGGATCGTGCCGGCGCCGTAGAGTTTGGTGAGTTGTTTACGGGATAGATATTCGCCCTTGACTACCGGCTTTGATTCTGAAATAAGGCGGGCTGCTTTTTCCTTAGCGGCGGCCTGTAAAGACCGCCGTTGTTCTTCGGCCAGCCGCTGGGCTTCCTGCATTTTCCTCTTGATTATTTCGTTGTCTTCCTTGCTGTGTTTCCCCGCGGTTTTAAATTCGACGCGGTCGCCGGTTTTCCAGTCGCCAATCACAGCGACGGTAAACGGCTCGCCGCTACGCGATCCGAAGTGTTGCCAGCCGACGTACCAGGCGTTCTGTTTGCCGCGCCGATCGAAACGGTGTATCTGACCGTCGAGTTCGAAGTGCGGCACGGTAAATCCAGCGGTAGCCGCGAATTCGCTAAGGCTCTGCATAGTCTGTCGCCCTTATGTCTCAGTGGATGGGCGACGATTATATATACAAAATTTAGCCGACGGAAATTCGTTTCTTAGTCGCTAGGGGTAGCGCCGTCTTAACGTCCGAGACGCTACGCGCTAGGATATAAAGTCCGCCCATAGTCTCAATCATGAGTTGAAAGTTTTTCTGATATGGGCTTTGCGTATCGCGACCGACCTTACACTCGATGGCGAGGAATCGGCCTGACGGCGCAAGTATACCCAGGATATCGGCAGAGCCCTTAAGCCCGAACTTGATAACGCGGTCGTCGATTTTAGCGACACCCGTCGCGTTTTTCCAGACCCGGACGTCAGGGCGAGAGCCGATAGCCAGAAGGATGTCAGCGACCAACCCAGTATGGGACTTGTCGGAGGGGGACAAGCTCGGACGCTGTGGCTTCACCAAACTCGTCTTTCAGATTGTGGAAGATCCACCCTCGCTTATACCCGCGGGTCTTGGCAATCTGTTTCAGCTCCACCAGGCGCAGCCGTGCGCGAATAACTGGATTATTCAGGTCCAGTTTTTTTAGCTCACCCTCGATAATTTTCTCGCGCTCGATTCTTTTCTCGTTAACAAAACCACACGCTGGGCACCGGCTCGTCGACGCCGAGTAGACGGCAAAGCAAGCTGTGCACGTAGTCACCGGTGGTGCGTCGCTCTCGGCGCGCTGCTTTTTAGATATGGGGTCTAGGTTGGCCTCTGGTTCGAACGTGAGAAGCCCGTGCCTCATAAGATTGCCGGCGTGGTCAAGAAGTATAAAATCTGACTTACCAGGATAAGTGCGCGTCCCACGCCCAGCCTGCTGAATATGTAAGTTTCTGGACATAGTCGGCCGTGCCATAACGATCGCCGATACATACGGCAGGTCAACGCCAGTACACAGAATCCCCACGTTGGACACCACCTTGGTCTCGCCAGAAGCCAGTCTAGAGATGGCCGCCCTCCTATCCGCGTCGGCTGTGTTGGCCTCGATATGCTCGGCCGCGATGCCGGCCGCCGAGAACTCCGATACTAAACGCTTAGAGTGCGCCAGACTGATGGCGAACATGATCGTCGGTCTATCGGCGGCTAGGCGCCGCCAGTGGGCGATGATGTCGCCGGTTAGGCCTTTATCGGCAAAGACTGCGTTCTCTAGTTCGGACGAAATAAAATCCTTGGTGTGAGTGGATATACCGACACCAGAAACATCCGGCGCGCTCGGCGCGTAGTAGACGGGCGGCACGAGGTAGCCGTCGGCGATTAGCTGTTCGACAGTAATCGGATGTACGACCACGTCGGCGATATGACGAAGCCCCTTGGTGGTGTAGGGCGTGGCGGTTACGGCCAGGAAAAACGCATTGGGGTAAAGCTTGATTAGGTCGCGGTAGCTGCTGGACGTGGCCTGGTGGGCCTCGTCGATAACGACTAAGTCGGCGGTCGGTTTAAGCCCACGCGACCGTAGGGTGTCAACGCTACACACCTGTACCGTTGCACGCGGGTTTACCTTCCAGTGGCCCGCCATCAGCACGCCATGGTCTACGCCCTCGCGCGTCAGCCGTTGCGATGCCTGGTCGACTAAATGGCGCCCGCGCACTACGATAATCGCGCGACTGCCGTTCTCCTGGACAGCCTTCATGACGGTACAGAATACCAAGGTTTTGCCGGCGCCCGTCGCGAGGTGAAGGAGCACGCGTTTTTGCCCCCGACGATAACAGTTACGAATATCGTCGAGGGCCTTGGTCTGGTAGGGGCGGAGGATCAAAACGGAATATCTAGGTTACTTTGTTTGGGCGCCGCTACACCAAGCTTGGCTATCGTCCCCTTAACGCTCATGCCCGCGATCTTGATCTTGGCGTCGGCGCGGGACATTTCTTTTTTGAATTTCGCGCCGCCAACCTCGTTAACCCACCTGATCTTGGCGTAGGTTTTCCCGTCGTTTCCCAGCTCATTCTGCACGTCGATCTCAACATCCTTCGTGGCGTCCAACAGCCCCTCGGGACCGTTAACCAGCTGCGAGATTCCAGCATCGTCGTCCTTGGTGAAGACGAAGCCGCAAGCAGCCAGGGCCTTACACGTGATTTCCTGAGCCGCGTCTTTGAGCGAGCCGGTCCAATTATATTGGCGCACCGTGCCGTCTGCCTCGGACCACTTAAACCGGATGGTCGGTTGCGGCAGGCCGGCAGCGGTCTCCGTGATACTGCAGTCGATTACCCGTGCGATGTACTTCCCTGGAATCATGTCTGCTCTCCTAGTCTGATGACGAGGCGATTACGTATCGCCTCTAGTGTATCGGCGTTTTTACCGGCTTTCTCCGTGGCGTCTAGCACTGCTTTTTTCAGCTCCGCGTCCACGATCCCGTCGGCCGCTTCGAGGATGGCAGCTCGGATTTTGTCGGGGTTCACGTCGCCGCCGTTCATCACCGCACGATCGTAATCGTCCCATGACAGGGGGATCGTCGCCGGCATGGTGAACCGTGTTTTAGCGTCAAACCCCGGACGCCGCTCCGTATGGATAACGCGGGCGCCGTCGCCGTAGTGCTGGGTCTTTTGGCCGTCTTTTTTCGAGTAAATCTCGAAGTTACAGAACAGCACCGAGTCGACGAACTCTCGCATAATGGCCGAACTTTTTTTGTAGAGCTTTAGCTCGAAGCGGTCATATTCGGTCTGGGTCTGCGGGTCGTTGAATTTTACGACGGTGCTATGTGCTATTAATATGATGTTCATGCCGGCAGCACGCGCAGCCGTGAGCGACCGGCAGAGCTTGACCCACTCTGAAACAGCTTCGCCGTAACCCTTGCCGTATCCGCCAGCGGCCAGCTCGATAGACTTCACGCCGTAGCGTTCACATATCATTTGATTAAGGAGCGGCTCGGCCCAGTCGAGAGAGTCGACGACCAGGGTCTTATACTCGTGCTTAGTCGTCGCAAGCTCATCGACCGTACCGACGATGTCGCCCCACGAGCGCGGCGTCAGCCGAGAGATGTCTAGGTTGTCGGTACCCGACTCCACGCCTATGAAGATAGGATCGGGCGCCTTCGCCGCGAACGTGGATTTGCCGACGCCGTCAACCCCGTAGAGCAACGCTAGGTGCGGACGCTTTATCCGCCCCTTCTTTACCTGTGTTAAAAAACCCGCCATGTTGAATGTACTCCATCACCCTGGGTAATTGATGCGACGGGATGGCCCCGCGCCTTAGCCACTGGTTAATCACGATGCTGGATTTATAGCCAAAGGCAGCTGCAATTTTTGCCTGCGTGTTGCCCTCGACGCTGAGCCAAAGCCTCAGAAGCTTGACCTCGTTTTTCATATAGAAATCCTCCTTGAAGAGGGGTATATACTTTTTTTAAATGAAAAATGGAAGGGATTTTATGGAGGTTTTGGACTGGAAAGCGTGGCGGTTAGCCGGCCTTGGCGCGTCAGACGCACCCGTGGTGATGGGCGTATCGCCCTGGCGCACGCGTCTAGAGCTCTGGGAGGAGAAGACTGGCGCCGCGGTACCCGACCAGGGGAACTGGGCCACGCGCAGGGGCCACGATTTAGAGCCGAAGGCCAGGGCTAATTACGAGCTAAGCCATGGCACGGCCATGCCTGTTACGTTTGTTCAGCATAAGGAATTTGCGTTTATCCGCGCCAGTCTTGACGGCTATAATGAGGCCGAGAATATTTGTCTCGAAATAAAGTGTCCCGGCAAAGACGATCATGCTACGGCGCTCGCTGGTAAGGTTCCCGAAAAATATTATCCGCAGTTACAGCACCAGCTGCTGGCCTCCGGTGCTAAATGTGTTCATTACTACAGCTTCGACGGTAAGGACTCGTTCGCCCTAGTCGTGGTTGAGCCAAATGAAATTTATATTGAAGAATTATTGATGCAGCTCACGCTTTTTTGGGGCCTAGTTATCAGCCACACCCCCCCGGAGCTATCCGACCGCGACTTCAAGCAAGTGAAGGACGCCACGATCAAGGAACAGATCGAGCTATGGAAGGCCGCGAAAGAGGCCGCCAACGCGGCCGCTACGCTGGAGGGAAATATACGCGAGACGATACTCTCGGCCCTTGAGTCTCATTCCCGTTGGCGCTGCGACGACGTCCGCATTACGCGGTCTAGCCGTATCGGTGCGGTGGACTACGGGAAAATTCCGGAGCTGGCCGGCGTGGACTTGAACCAGTACAGGAAGAAACCAACGGTATATTGGAGTATGAAATGATGCGTAAGTTGCCGCCACCACCAGATGACTGGTGCCTAACGATGACTCGCCCCGACGTTATGAGCGAGCCAATTGCCGTCAGGACGGATGCAGACGGATCGGTTACTGTGTTTTTGCCGCCTCCGTTTTTAACCATAGTGCAGAATGACCAGTAAAGAGAATTTCAACCAAATTGAATTCGAAGGCCTGGCCTCTTTGCGGGCGGTTGACAGGCTAGTAAAGGCCCAACAACGACGTCTAATAGTGGCCCTGCGGGTGGTTGAAACAGCCCGTATGGCGGTGCGCGCGGGGTTACTTCACGACTGGCGCCCGCTTGAGGCGGCCCTAGACGAATTCGACAGATTGGGATATGGGGACGGGCTATGAGCATCAAATGCACCATTATCTGTGGCGGCACCTATCACGTCTACACGGACGTGATTGACGAGCTGAAGGACATCAACGATCTAATCTATGTTGAGCTAGAGGACGTCGTATCTGTCGATCTGAGCTACCGAGAGGGGTCTGAGACCACTGTTACCGTAGGTCTTAAGAAAGACGTTCTGGAGCAGCTGGTGTTTGCCTATGCGGAGAAGCGCAGTCCATGACCTCGTCTAAGCCGCGCAAGCCTAAGCCAAGGAAGCCGCGCGGCATCATGTGGGGAGGCGTGATTTGGCAGGTGGATATGTTGCAAGTGCATGACTATAAAAATCGTAGGAAGTTACAACAACTCCATAATTGGCTGACTAAAGCCCTGGCATGGGCGGAGACCAAATGACTTCCCCCGAATCCCTCGCCGATAAGCTGCGCCACCTAGGTGACGGCCGCATGGCTGAACCAGTAGGGGAGACGTTTAACAGGCAGGTTAAGAGGTTTTTGCGCGAAGCCGCCGACCGCATCGACGAGCTGGAAAAGGAGCTGACAGACGCCCTCGGTAACATCGGTTATCTAGGCGAGCGCATAGCTTTCTTGAACAGTGAGCTGGATGGCCGGAAAAAGCATAACCCGATGAACGACATCCTTGGACCGTTTGGGAGTCCGAGGGACTAGTCCTCGTCCCAAGGAAAGTCTATCGCCCGGAATTTGATGCCTGCCTTAGGGTTAAACACGAACAGCCTGGCAAGGGTGTATC